CCTTTGCGTGCGCGCGGACAGAATTATCAATAGGGGGTAAGAATGACAGCCGGTCGTAAGCCAAAACCAACAAAAATCAAGATTTTAGAGGGAGCAAAAAAGAGCCGAATTAACCTAAAAGAGCCGACTTTTAAGGTTTTACCTAAAGAGCCTCCGCCATTTTTAGATGACGTCGCAAAGGCCGAATGGTTAAGAGTTTGGCCGGAAGTTAAAATGTTTATAACAACGGTAGATAAAACAACCCTGGCCGCTTATTGCGTAGCATTTTCTCGATGGCTCCAAGCGGATAAACAAATCCAGGATAAGAGCAAACTTATAATAAGAACACCGAACGGATCCTTCCAGCAATCTCCATTCGTAGCGATGGCAAGAAATTGGCAAGCCGCAATGGTTAAATACGCTGCGGAGTTAGGATTCACACCAGCCAGCCGCTCAAAAGTTAAAACTGGAAGCGAGGATGATCCTGATGAAAAATTTTTATTCGGCAATAAATAAGGATCCTGAATGTGCATAAAAAACAAAAAATTACATCTTGCGGAAAAAAATATTATTACGATGCCAAAGCCGCGAATCGCGCGGTCCAATTTTTTTCAAAATATCTAATCCACGTAAAAGGAAGATGGGCCGGCAAGCCTTTTAAGTTAGCCAAATGGCAAGTCGATGAAATAATAAAACCATTATTCGGATGGAAGCGTAAAAAAGATGGGCTCCGGCGCTTCCGAGTTGTTTGGGTTGAGATACCAAAGAAAAATGGAAAATCCGCATTAGCGGCCGGCATAGCTTTATATATGTTAATCGCAGATAACGAACCAGGCGCAGAAATTTATTCAGCCGCAGTAGATAAAGAGCAAGCGCGCATTGTTTATAACACAGCCAAGTCAATGCTGGATGCCGCGCCAAGATTAAGGAAATACGCAACGCCAGGAAAAAAAGTAATTTCAGTAGTAAAGACAAATTCATCTTATGTAGCATTATCAGCCGATGTAGAAAATAAGCATGGAATCAATCCACACGCAGTTATAATCGATGAAGTGCATGCGCATAAAACGCCAGATTTTATAGACACACTGGTAGACGGATCCACAGCCGCGCGATCGCAGCCGATTATTTTTTATATAACTACCTCCGGATTCGATAGAACATCAATCTGTTGGGAATACCACCAGAACGCAAAAAAAACTTTAAAGAATGAAAAAAACGATGAAGAGCAATTGGTTTGTATTTATGAAGCCGGACCAAAACAAAACTGGCGGAAAAAAGAAACATGGATAGAAGCGAACCCAAATATGAATATTTCAATATCTTTAGAGGATTTTGAAAAAGATTTTAAAAAAGTTTTAAAGACACCGAGAAAAATATATAATTTTAAACGCTTAAGACTAAATATCTGGACTCAACAATCCGTGGTTTGGCTTAATTTGAACAAATGGGATAAATGCAGAACTAAATTAAATATAGAAGATTTAAGAGAATGCCCATGTTTTCTCGGAATGGATTTGAGCTCCACGATAGATTTATCATGCTATGTTTTAGTTTTTAAATTAGAGGATGGATACGCAATTATTCCCAAATTTTATGTGCCGGCAGAAAATATAATTGAGCGCGAGGAAACGGATGCCATAGCATATCGACAATGGGTAGCGGATGGATTTATCACGGCAACTGAAGGAAACGTGATTGATTATGCTACAATAAGAGAAGATATATTAGATGATGCCGCAATATTTGACATCCAGGAAGGCGGCTACGATCCTTACAACGCAACAGAAATAGTAACAAATTTGGAAAACAAAAGAATGGAGATGATACCGGTCCGGCAAGGAATGCTTACTTTATCGCCTCCGACGAAACATTTAGAATATTTAGTATTAAAACAAAAATTATATTTTGAGGATAATCCGGTTTTAAGATGGATGGCTTCGAATACATCCATAAAAGAGGATGCAACAGAAAACATCAAACCAATTAAGAAAAAATCAACAGCACGTATTGACGGCATAGTAGGAACTATTATAGGATTAGAAAGAGCAATGCGGTACGATGGCTATTCTGGCAGCGTATATAATAGGCGAGGAATCCGGACAACTTAATGTTAAAAACATTCAGAAAAAAAATATTTAAATATATCCGCTCAATAGTTTGGGAAGATTGGATGGATGAAAATAAATACTTTGGCGGCGGAATATCAAACACCGGCGAAACCGTAACAAAAACAACTTCATTAAATATAAGCGCGGTCTGGGGAGCGACACAATTCCTTGCGAGAACAATGGCTGCCCTGCCTTTAAAAGTTTTTAAAAAAACCGAGGCCGGCAAAGAACCGGATCCGGAGCATCCAGTTTATAAACTCCTTTATTTAAAACCAAATCCAGAAATGTCCGCATACCAATGGCGCTCTTTAATAATGGTAGACGTTTGCCTTGACGGAAATCACTACGCGGAAATTCAACGTAACTATCTTGGAGAGCCAGCAGCAATTTGGCCTTTAACAAATTCCAGAGTTACGCCTTTTAGAAATACAAAAAAACAATTAAGGTATCAAGTTAGAATGCCGGATGGAACAAACGACGTTATATTGGCGCCGCATCAAATAATTCATTTAAAAGGTTTATCAAACGACGGAATCGTAGGAATGTCGGTATTAACCGCAGCTCGCGAAGTATTTGGTTTAGCTTTAGCATGCCAGAGCTCCGCCGGAACTTTTTTTAAAAACGGATCACAACTCTCCGGAGTTTTAGAACATCCAGGAACAAAGAATTTAGGATTAACGGATGAGGGCCATGATAGAGTTAGGAAATCGTGGGAAGACACACACAAAGGAATACCGCAGGCGCATCGCATCGCTATACTTGAAGAGGGAATGACATTTAAACCAATTTCAATATCGCCGCAGGATGCGCAGCTTTTAGGTAGCCGGAAATTTAGCAACCAGGAAATAGCGCGGTTTTTTGGTATACCTTTACACAAAATACAAGACTTAGAAAAAGCAACTAATAATAATATAGAACATCAATCTATAGAAACAGTAACAGATTCCATACTTCCTTATACCGTAAATTTTGAGCAGGAATTTCAAATAAAATTATTCGACGATGATGAGTTTTTAACGCATTACCCCAAACACGTTTTACAAGGCTTATTGAGGGGAGATACTGAAACACGGTACAAAGGATATCACATCGCCAGAATGGATGGTTTTATGAACGCGGATGAGATCCGGAGATTAGAAGACATGAATGACTTGCCAGATGGGTTAGGAAAAAAGTATTATATTCCTATGAATATGGAAGAAGTCGGAAACCCAAAATTAGAGGACAATAATGCGAAATAAAAAAACGCTTTCTGAAATTAAAAAATCTGAAAAAAATAAAATGGAACAAAGGTTTTTTACAAAAACAGAGTTTAGAGTTTCTGACGATGGTAAAAAAATTGTCGGCTATGCCGCTAAATTTAATGATTTATCACCGGATTATTACGGCTTCAAAGAATTTATAGCGCCTGGCGCATTTACAAAAACTATAAAAGAGGCGGATATCCGCGCTCTATTTAATCACAATCCAGATTTTGTTTTAGGTAGAACTTCATCCGGAACCTTAACATTAAAGGAAGATAAGACAGGTTTATGGTATGAGATAGAACTACCAGACACGCAGCAAGGCAGAGATTTATACGAACTTATTAAGCGCGGCGATATTAGTCAATCGTCATTCGGATTTCAAATTATAAAACAATCATGGGAAGAAAAAGACGACGATATTATAAGAGGAATACTTGAAGTTAAATTATTCGACGTTTCTCCAGTAACTTATCCATGGTATACATCCACAGAATCAAGCGTTAGAACTTTAATAATTCCAGAAGGCGAAGACGAAAAAAAAGTAACATCCGCTTTGTTAAAATTAAAAAATAACATAGAATTAAAAAATGAGGACTTGCAGTTATTGAAAAAATATATTACAAATATAGAAGAACGAATTACACCGGAGCCGCCAAAAGAAGAAGTAGATAAAAAAGAAGAGCACTCCAAAAAATCAGAAGAGCCGCAAAAAAAAGAGCTGGATAAAAAAGAAGAGCCGGCAAAAAAAGAAGAGCACTCTGAAGATTTAAATATTATGCTTTGCGAGGCTAATGAATTGCTCGCTGAATTAAAATAAACTTAATACCGGAGATAAAAAATTATGGAAAAATTAATAACGGAAAAGAAAGTAGCGGCTTATAAAATTATTCAGGAAGCGAGAAAAATACCTGATGCGGCAAGAACAGAAAAAAGAGCACTTACAGATGAGCAGCGCGCAAAGCACGCTATCATGATGAAGGATGCCATGGATTTAAAGAAGGATGCAGATATCCTTGAAAAACAATGGAAAGCCGAAACAGAATTTAAGTCACTTGACGAAAGAAAAGTTCCTGCCACATCCAGCGAGGAACAAAAAGGCAATCCAGCATTAGATAAAGCCTTTAGAAGTTATTTGCAATTTAACGGCCATAATGAGCTTCGCGGTTTAAATCTTACCTCAGAAGCCGCCGGCGGATATGTCGCGCCTCCACCCATTAACTCAAAATTCTGGACCAAATTGGATGATTTGCTTTTTTTCCGTGGATTAGCCGACGTAATTCCTGTAGGTAAAGCGGAAAGTTTAGGATGTCCTACGCTTGAAAATAATCCTGCCGATGCAGAATGGACCGCAGAAATAGGTTCAATCCAGGAAGATTCGACAATGTCTTTTGGCAAAAGAGAATTAAACCCTCACATGTTAGCGAAATACGAAACCGTTTCTATGAAAATGATAAGAAACGTAGCTAACATCGGCGCCTTTATCGCGAACAGACTTGCTTATAAAGTAGCTACACCGGAAGAAAATAATTTTATGAACGGCGACGGATCCGCAAAACCGCTTGGAGTTTTCACGGTAAGTAACGACGGAATCCCCACCGGCCGAGATGTGGTAAGCGATAATTCTTCAAGCTCTCCAACCATGAAAGGTTTGAAAGCCTGTAAATGGTCCTTGAAAGCGCAATATTTAAAAAATTCCACATGGATTATGCATCGCGACGTTGTGTCGCTCATAGACCTTTTAGTAGATGGCTCCGGAAAGTACGAATGGCAGCCATCAACCCAAGCAGGATCCCCTGATGTGCTTCTTGGCCGGCCGCTTATGATGAGCGAATACGCGCCGAACACATTATCCGCAAACCAGCTCGTAGGAATCCTTGGCGATTTTAAGTTTTACCAAATTGCCGATGCAATGGGAATCAGCATCCAGGTCTTAGACCAATTATTGGCCCTGTCAAATAAAATAGTTTATATCGTTAGAAAAGAAACTGACGGAATGCCAATCTTCGGCGAAGCATTTGCCAGAGTTAAACTTGGCGCTTAATTATAGCAGCGTAAAACCGCGCCTTGAAATATAGGCGCGGAAAAATCTTAAGGATAAAAGGTAAACAAAAATGATAAAAAGTATATTAAGAAATGTTGGAGTAAATAGAATTATGGAAAGCGTAGCCGCAGGAACAGCCGCGAATGAATCAGACGTCGTGGATACTGCCGGCCTTGAAGCCGTTTTATTTAATATCACACTTGGATCAATGACATCCGGCGGAATCGCTACCGCAAAAGTTTCACAATGCGCAACATCAGATGGCGATTTTGTTGATTTACTTGGAACGAGCATAGCATCAACAGCAGATGCAGATGCAGAAGGAATACTTCAAATTGAAATTATCGAACCAACAAAAAGATACTTAATGGTCACGGTTACCACATCAGTTCAAAATGTGGCAATTGATAATATCACAGCTTTAACATTCGGCCAAAAGAAAATACCTATAACCGCAAACGCGGATATTATAGCCAGCGAACAGCATATAGCGCCAGCAGAAGGAACAGCTTAATTAACAAAGTTTTAACGTTCGTGTTCGATATCTCCGGCCTTTATTGGCCGGAGAATATTTTAAAAAAACAAGAGAGGGTAATATGAAAATTTTCCAAATGATTTTTTTAGTTTTATTGATGGCAATATTTATGCCGCTTTTTGCCAACTCCGCATGCAACGTAAGTATATGTAAAGAAAAAGGCGGATCCGCCATGACTTTTTACACAGGAGCAACTCTCACGCTAAATTCTGGCGCAATTTTTACAAACGCCGGAACCACGGTATTGACCGGAGCATTAACCGGAACATCGATAGCTTTATCAAGCACATACACAGGACTTGGAAATTTTTATTCTGGCGCGGCCGGTTTTGTTTCAACCAATACCGCAGCCGATGGAAATTGGGTAATGGCAGCAGACGTTGACGTTATAGCCGATTTAACGGCCGGAACGATAGCCTCTGACGGAGGTATTTCCGGAACAACTATGAATTTAACCGGAGCATACACAGGACTTGGAAATTTTTATTCTGGCGCGGCCGGTTTTGTTTCAACCAATACCGCAGCCGATGGAAATTGGGTAATGGCAGCAG